CTGTATTGGACGACATCCGTGATTGGGCACGCTCTTGGGCTTTCTCTCATCTTCCCAGAACTATGGAGCCAACCTCCGTATGGAACACCTCGTCCGCCTATGGGACTTCGGTCTCGAAGGGAGGACTCGCAGGTCTGATGGTTGAAGAATTGAGAGACGTTGAGGCTCGTAGGGGAGGTGAACTCAACAACCTCGAACACGAACTCGCAAAGAAACACGGTATAGACAACTGTTCTGCAGGGAAATTGGCAAGGGACGCTCTTCTTAATGAGGAGTTCTTGAAGAAATCCCACAAGTCTTGTCAAGTGCAGACAGTATTCGAACATGGGTATAAGTGCCGTGTTGTGACCAAGTCTGATTTCCGACTTGTTAACCTTGGTCACTCGGTTCGTGACCTCCTTCTTCGTGGGCTCCGAAACGACGGACGCGCGGCCACAACTTTGAGTGGAGACCATCAATTGGCGGTAGAACAAGCCCTGGAAGGTCGTGCTTTGAGTGACTCTAAAGTCCTCTCTGCTGACTTGACTGCGGCCTCTGATCTGCTTCCTTTTGATTTGATCGAAGCTTTGGTTGATGGTCTTTGTGACGGCGCTAGGGGCCAAAACCAAGCATGGATGCGAGCTGTCTTGGGCAAGACTACTGGTCCTATGGTGATGGAATACCAGGACCGAGCACCTTTTATTTCTTCGCGTGGGCTCCTTATGGGACTTCCCACAACTTGGTGCTTGCTCTCTTTGGTCCACCTCTTTTGGGTCGACCGAGCAGTAGAGACTTGCAAAGCTCTGAATGTCCATGGTCTTGGTGGAACTCCATACCGCTCCTCTTTGAGGCGTAAAGCTGCTATCTGCGGTGATGATCTCGTAGCACTTTGGCCAGCATCGCTCATTTCTGAATATGAGGCGCTGGTTGCCAAGTGCGGTGGTAAGCTTTCCACCGGAAAACACTACGAGTCGGATACCTATGGCGGTTTTACCGAAGAGTTCTTTAAGATTTCCCGTCGAATTGTTAAAAGTTCCCAGCTTTCGGCGGATGAGAAGAAGGAGGATTGGCAGAAGCGTGCTTCCTTGTTTGGAGAGCTCCTCGACATTCGTGTCGGCTGGTTGGGTGCCGTTCCTTTGAGAGGTCTGGTCAAGATCCCTCATCGCGACCCCAAGGATAGAAAATGTCGTATACCAGCATGGATGGCCACTGGAGCAACAGTGGAAGCGCTTCATAGGTGGGATTCCACAAGAGCCCGAGTCGTTCGGCGAGTAGTCAGGACCGTTTTGGCTGACACTTACTCTGTTTGTATCGACTCGTTTGGTACTCTTGCCACCCTGCCTAAAGTCTTTGGAGGGCTTGGGTTGTTGAGAAATAAAGGTGACCCTTTGAAGGTGAATCTTCCTGTGCATTTTAGACGCTGCATTGCACAAGGGTTGTACGGCGGAAAGGACGAGCTGTTTGCTCGTGCA